CGAGGAAGCCTTGCATCCCCTGCGCGACGGCTTCAAAGTTCGCAATCGCTCTTGCGGCGGTTTCTAGTTCTGGATTGCCGGCGGCGAAAGCCAGAGCCACACTTCGGCCCAATCCAGAGATCGCGGACAATCCTTTTTGGGCAATACCGATTTGCTTATCGACTACATCCTGAGCCACCTTAGCAGCACGTGCGTCAAGTTCCTCACGCTGTCGAGCCGCTTGACGCTCATCCCGCGCACGCTCCTCTAGTGCCCGCCGCCTCTGCTGGTGCTGTTGCTGCGCGGCGTGGTTGGCGGCGACGATTTCAAACTGAAGTTCCTCGTTAGCGAGGATTCGCCTCTGCTGTGCCGTCCGATCAAACTCCGCTCGATTGCTTTCCTCCAGCCGCTTGACGGCATCGCCGAGCCGCTGCAATGTTGAAGCGACACCCGGGTCCATCTCGGCAACGAGACGGTAAGTCACGGTTCGGGTTACATCGGCCATCACTTCACCATTAAAGGAGCCATCGCCATCATCGTTGCCTTAGCATTCTCCACAGTCGAAACAGCATCCATCACGTATTGAACAAGCCCCAGATTCTCACGCGCGATATCATCGAGTGGCACATTCCCGCCAGTGGCTTTTGACTGATACCAAAGCTGGATTGTCTTCCAGTTCTTTTCGCTGAGCGTGCAATTCTTTTCATTCTCCGGTGATATCTTCGGGCACGTTCGGCAGGGAGGATTCGCCCCTGGTTGCCTGGGAACGGGATTGCCACCCCGCATCATCTTTTTGCCGTTATCGTCGAAGACGAATCGCTTGCACTCATCGCAGGAGCGGGTTGCCACTTCGGGATGGAGCACCCAAAGTTTCAACCCTTCCACTAGTTTTTTCGGTCGCCCTCTAAACCCCCTGCGCTTTCGATGATCTTTTGGATTTCGGTATCCTGGGATTTCGCATCTGGATCGGGGTCGCTTTCGCTGCCATGAAGCACGATGCTGGCGATACGGTTGTAAAGCGGCGTCCAGAGCTTCAGGAGATTGCCGGGATTGTGCGGCCACAAGTTCCCGCTGTCGTCGGTCAGATTCCAATCCACCAACTTATTCGCGATCTCCTGCGCCTCAATGGCTCCGATTTGCACGCGACTCTTGCCTTCGGTTTTGTCGAAGTAGCCGTTGAGCTGATGACGAGATGTCGGTCGATATGAAAAACGAATTGCCGGAAATCCCATCGCCGGCGCGATGTACGCCTTTTGCGTGTAGCCATCCTCAATGATCGGCTTACGATCCATCTCTCACCCCCCAACAAAAAACCGCCGAAGCGCCGGCCAGGGGCAAGCATGGCCTAACGTCCCGGCGGTAAGTAACTTCCTAGATGGCCCTTGCCCGGCCACCGCTGACTCTTACGGGGCGCTATCGTTGGTCACAACCAATTCGCGAGCACCGCCGACGACGTAATGACTGGTCATATTCAGATTGAGCATCAGCTCGCCGTTGCGACTGGAAATGACAGGCGACTCTGATGGGCACTTGAGATTTCCGAAGGCGAAGGCACAACTCACTCCCGAAAGGGTGAACGTGACGCTGCCCGCCGCTCCCGCGTAGGTTTGCTGCAAGAGGTCCACTTCGTCGGCCGTGTAAGGGACCACCATACGAACCGTGATGAGCCGGTCTAGCGAAGGCAATTGCGCCCTCGTCACCGAGTTCATGAAGCGGTTCTTCTCCAGCATGTTGTCGATGGTGATTTCCACCTCCTGCACTTCGGCGGCGGAAGCATCTGCCGAGAGAGAGAAGGTGCAATCGCCGGACGCATAAGGCACGCCGCTATTGATCGCTGGCACGGTCCCAGGAACGGAAGTAGCCGAGATAGTTTCGGACTTCCCTTCCGCCGAGATCGTCATCTTGAGCATCTGCCCGGCGGACCAAGAGAAGACCGCTTTGTCTACGTAGCAGCCCTTGTAAATGAATCGCTTGGCGATGCGGTCCACCAGGACGGACCACGCCGGCACGGTCTCGGCGAGGGCGAATACATCGGTCGATTCAGCCGCGCCCAAGATGCGAGGAAGCCATTGATCCAACTCAACTGGAGTTGGGCAGAGTACGATGTTCCCTGAGACAACTTCCTGCCCGATGCGAGTCCGCGTCGAGACTCGGCTGCGAGTGGCGCGGATGCCGTGAGCGTTGACGTGAGTCTGTCGCATCGCCAGCGATTCGCTTTCGACTTCGTAGCGGAAAGAGTTCGCGTCGAAGTCGCCAATCGTGGACGTATCGGAATCATCGACTGCCAACGTGCCTTGCGAGAATACGGAGGGAGTTCCCATTTACGTTCGTGCCTCTCGATTGATCGCTTGCAGCATGAAGTAGGCCGCGTCGTATCCGAGCTTGAATTCACTCGCCGGGAAAATCGTTGCCGGTCCCACCTTGGAAGGAATGTTCGTTGCCGTCGTGATCCGCTTTTCGTGGAACGCGCGGCTGATCGTTTGCAGCATCAGCATCACGTCGTCGTTATTCGTCAGCGCCTCATTCTTTTTCTTGAATACCGAGACCTTGATTTCGTAGGTCACATCGTCGCGGGCGTTCGTCGCTTTCTGATAGGACCGCTTTTTTAGGACGATCAACACCCCCATGTCGGTCTGTGGCCGGTTGTATTCCTGCTGCTGGATGACGATCTCGTCGTTCAGTAAGCCGGTAAGCGAAAGCCCCTCGATTGTCGTCTTCGCCGCTGACAGGATTGCTGATACGTCGCTGGCCATAGGCTAAAAGAACCTGATCCCCTCATCTGCGATGATTTCTCCGATGGCCTCTTCAACCCTGTCCGGCGCGCCGAGCCAAGGGCGGGCTGGCATCCTTGCCGCGCCTCCCTGGTGAAAGCCGGCGGCATGTACGCCGCCACCCGCCACATGTACGCCTGCGTCTACTCCCACCGCTGCGGATCTACCATCGACTTCTGCAATCGCACCAGACCCAGCGCCTGTCGCCGCTGCCTGGAGTGCCCCAGTCTTATTCAGGATCGGCCAGCCGCCCGTAGGTGGCTTACGGGCCGCCCACGGTGTTCCCTCTCGTGTCGCTTGCCGGTTGAAGTTCGACCGTTGCCCCTCCTGCATCGCTTGCCGGGCAAGATCCATCGCTTCCGGCATCGGCTCGCGTTCGAGCGAGTTCTGCACTCGCGACAAATAGGAGTCGAACTCGGCAGCTTCAATCGGCTCGGACATCTCAGGTGATTTCTTTCACGCATAGGCAGCGGTATCGGCTACCCAAAGTGACTTTGGCAACTTCCTGAATCCGCCACACCACGCTCGACGAATCGGTGATCTTGCAGCCGGGGACAGGGACGGCACTGGATAGCGTCGAAGTGAACAGGCTCCACATCGTCGCCGTCTCGGAATCCATCCCCATCGCTTCGCCGCTGACTTGTCTCGTGCCGGTCGCCCTTCGTAGCGCCGTCACACCTGTCGTGTTGGAGCCGGTGAGCGGGGTGAACGTGACCGTTTCGGTATCGTCAAAGATCGTGTAATCGCCTGCGATATCACTGGCCAGCGTCATGTGTACGCCTGCGTCTCTAACTCGAACGGACCTTCCATCTCCGCTTTCAGCGCCCGCAAATCGCGGAGCCGTGTCGTCAGCGTGTCATAGGAAACAGTCTGCCCGTCGATTGTGTAATTCGGCTTCCCTGCACCGGCAGCTAACGCCGTGCAAATCGCGGCAATCGCGGTGTCGATGTTTTCGGCGTTTGTGGCCATGTTAGATCGCCTGCGGGGTTTGGATCTTTCCGAGGTTCTTGATCGTGCGGCCCGGCGACTTCGGCGAAGGCAACCCCAGCCCCTTATCCGAATGCCGGTCGCAGAACTTCGCCCACGCCTCGACTTCGTTCTCGGCCACTTCCTCGCTGTGGAATGTGCCGTTTTTGGCGTGCTGGAAAGTGATCTCGAAGCGATAGAGCGGACGCTGGGAGACGACACGCGCCGCCGTCTCGGGATCGAGACAGGCCACTTGCGCCGGGTAGTTCAGTTCCCGCCGGGCGCGACGCTCGGCGAGTTCCTTCTGATACTCGTTCAGCCGCCGATCCTCTGGGGAAAGTTCCGCAACAGAGGAGTTAGATTCCTTGGCCATAGCTTGCCCTTTCATGGCATTAGGTTGTCAGGTCAATTAGGCGACGGTGGCCTTGACCATCTGGCGAGGTTCGCGAACAAAGTACGCGCCCATTTCCGAAGCACGGAAGCGGAAGGCGATATCCGAAGTGAATTCCAGTTCCGAGTTCATCGGAGCCTGCGCCACGGTGATCGGCCAGTTTTCCATGAAGACAAACGCCTTCGCTGGATTGCCGACGTACCAAGAGGTGTCCGTCGCCATGCGGGCCGCCACGAGAGCGGTCGAGAGCAAGGTGAGCTGCGGGACGAGGTTCCCGAAGGTCGTCTTGCTGACGTTGCCCGAGGTCGGGTAGCCGCCGATCTGGATGCTCAAAGCAGTCGCGTTGAGAATCCGTTTAGCGGTCCACTCGGTTTCCTGGGCGCAGATCAAGTGCGTCGGCTGGGCCACAACCGGCTCGCCGGTCATCGGGTCCAAGATGCCGTTGAACGTCTGAATGACGTTGTTGATGTCGGTGTAATCCTCCAAGGTGGACGATGCCGACACGTTGTCCCACGGGGTCGAGGTCTGATAGGTCGCATAGGCCGTGCCGCGCCACTTGTAGCGGTGCGTGGTCACGTTCTCGTCGATGACGCAATCGATGGCTCGCTTTTCCTTGCCGATGGCGAGGGCTTCGCCGACGCCACGGCACTTTTCCAGAACCATGCCGGTCTGGTCGAAGAAGATCGCTTCCTTGGTGACCGGCACGATCACGCCGCGCTTGGTAGTCGTCGGCGACTCCACCCAGTTCTGGCCGACACCAGCATTCGGGTAGGGTCGGCCTTCGGGGACCGCTGCGCCAACGTCGCCGAGATCTCCGACGCCCGGCAGCTTCTCGCCGTTGAAGCGAGTCGAGAAGGTGGGAATCAACGCCGAAAAAGGCATCGCCTCCGGCGTCAGCCCTTCGATGGCCATCGCGGACAGCACTTGCTGCGTGATGTTCGAGAAGGCAGCGGTGTTGACTTCCGAGCCGGCTTCGTACAGCTTCACGCCGCTGTTCGTGCCGCCGCTCCACGAGTTGACCACCTCGCTCCCGTCCTTCACGAACTCCTCGAAGAGCTTGCGAAGCGAGAAATCGCGGGGATTTACCTGCTTTTTGTCGAAGCCTTCCTTGAGGTCGTCGAGGTAGCGGTTCGGATTGCGGTCGGCGACTGCGGCCTCGTAGAGACGACGCTCCCGCTTGTGGTCGATCAAAGCCATGACACTCGCTCCCGGTTAGGGGCGGTGCTAGAATGCTGATTGCGTATCCGGCATTCTGGGCACGCGCCCGGATGTTGGTCGGTCGCTCTTTCCCGGCAAGGAAAGGGCGACCGTTTTCGTTTACTGACTTAGACCTGCTGGTAGCAGCCCATGAAATCGAGGTTGACGGTCATCGCGGCAGCGGTGCCGCCCTTGCAGCCCACCACCGCCTGAGCTTCCGTCGCGGAGGTGAATACGTAGTCGCTCATCTTGTAGACGTGAACGCCGTCGATGTAGAAATTCACATCAGACTGCGTGGAGTTCTTCGGGATGAATTCGATGTCGAGCACCTGGTAGCTCGATCCGCCGGCAGCGTGAGCCACCTTGTCGAGCGAGTTGGCAGCGGTGAGTTCGACGCTGGTCTGCGTGGTCGAAAGGCTGACATGAACATGCCAGTTCAGATTGCCGTCTTTCTTGAAGAAGGCCAGCGTGGTTCCCGAGGTCTTGGGGCCTGCCCCATCATTGACGAGCAAGTCAGCCGCCACCGCATCGGTGATCCCCGCGATCACGTTGCACGTATTGGTCGAGACTTCGGTGAATTTCAGGATCGCCCGATACACGAGCGGCTTGTTGGCAGCCAGCAGGAACGCTTCCGGCTCGCGAGCCAGGTAGCAGTCTTCGTTGTCGCCGATGCTCGCCGTGGCATTCGCGATCAGCACCGCGCCGCGTGCGGCGTCGGTCATCAGGACCGTGCCATCCACCGCCGTTACGACGGTGTAGCTCGCCCCCGATTGTGCGGTAAGGAATCCCTCGAAGTGATCCGAAAAGCCGTGGTATTTGTCGGCCATGCGAAACGCGGAGGGCAGATCATTCAGAAGGGTAACGGACATTTGTGTCACTCCGCGAAGTGGTGAATTGAGTCAGCAAACCTTGTGATTCGTTTACTCGCCGCGTTTCACGCCGAGTTCTTTCTTGATGCGTTCGTAATTTCCCGCCCCAGCGGCTGGAGGATTGCCGGGCTTGCCCTTGCCTTCCTTCGCCTGCTCGGCGGCCATCTCGGTCAGCTTGGTCGTGATAAACGCCTCGTCCTTGTCCTTGAACGATTCCAAGAGTTCCTTGGTCGGAACGATACCGGCGTTGTGGCACTTGAGCTGCAACGCCTGCGCGGCGATGGTGGCGGCCTGAGTGTCGATAGATTCCTTCAACGGCTTCACCGCTCCGGTGATCGCTTCATTGATGGCATTGGTCACGTCTTCGGGCTTCATGTCTTGCGACTCCTTGGCTTCGCCTTCCCCTTCGGACGGCGTATCGGTCATGTCGAGTAGCTTGGAAAGTTTTTCCAGCTTCTCTTCCTTCGTCCCTGGTCCGCTGAGAATCGCGATTGCCATCTGCTGACATGCAGCCTTGGCTTGAGCCTGCTCATCACCCGACATCTCAGGAGCGGCGTCGGGATACTGAGGGGCAACCGACTCAAATAGCCCGTTATTCGTGGCAGGATCGGCAACAAGATCGACGGAATGAACCGCCGTCACGTCCTCAACAATCGTGTCCTTGCCTTCCCGCTTGGTCGTGCCTTCCGCGTGATGCGAAAGCCCGAAGCTGCGAGGAAACTTCTCGGCGGCCTCAGAGAACTGGGGAGCTACCGGATGCTTGGTGAGATATTGCAGATCGCCTTCGATGTAATCCCCTTTGATGACGGGGTTTTTCACTTCGGCGAAGATCGTCTCGAATTGCCGCTCTCCCTTGGAGTCGCGCTGGTGGTTGATATGCACCTTGCGATCTGCATAGAGACGGCAACAGGATTCCATTGCCTTGTCGGAGGAGCGTCGGCCGTTCTTAGAGACACGACCGAGGATTCGCACGCCGCGAACAATACCGGCTTCGGCATCGACCTTGCCGCCAATCGCTTCGGTGAGTTCGGAGAACTTTTCCATCGTGCTGCCTGTACGAAAAAGGGGCGTGTGATTTCTCACGCGCCCCACAAGGCAGCGAAGTTGTGGCTTCATGTCGCCGGGTAGCTACTCCCAGCCGAAGCCTTCTGGATTGTCGCGGGAGTTACCCCGCCCCGATGCTTGAATCCTTGCCTACGCAATCGCGATCTTCAACGGCGATTGTCCGCTTGCGGACTTACGACGGGTGATCTTACGGACCACGCGCGGAGGCTCTTGGTGCGTAGTCCAGCCCTCTCCGCAGGCGGTGCATGTAGCGAATCGGCGAATGACACCACCGATGCGCCTCGTCCCGTCCGACTGACGCAAGACGCCACCGCAATCGGGGCAATAGCAGCGCGTTCCGTCCCTAGGCTTGCTCGCCATGCGTCTCCTCCCCTTGCTCCCACTCGCCGCACCAGTAAGCCTCGTCAACACACGGCTGCAGGAAGTTCACGTAGGGCGCAGGTGTTGGTGCGCGTCGCCTGCATTGCCCGTTTCGGCTTGGCGGATTGCTGCCGTAAAGCTCCAAGTGCGGAGCGACGTTGTGATAGAACCGGCAGTTGCCGCAGCATTCGGTGGGCATTAGTTGTGCCTCGATTCTGCCGATAATTCTCGCTCTAAATGATCCTCTATCTCGGCCATCTGCCGTTGGGAACCCAACCCTCCATGCCTGCCGCAGATCGCATAGCAGATCGCTTTATCGGGAATGCCAAATTGCCGTGCCCATTCCGGATTAGGCATGAACACTCCGACGGCCTTCGCCTTCTTCCCGCAGATAGTGCATCGGCCATGCTGCTTTAACCTCTCAAGAGCAATGGCTGCCTGCCTCGCTGTTTCTTTCGGTGGAACCTTCATCTTGCCCACTCCTTATTCAACGTCCCAACTCAGCCAGCACCGGCAATTTACGTGTGCTGGCGGCCCATCGGGGAACTCACTCAGCCAAACACGCTCAGGCTGCCCGCCTAATGCTTGGCAAGTCTTACAGACCCTGGAGTCCCGTTCCGTAACCCAATACGCCACCACCTTCACTCCCGTCCGCTTCTCGAAATCGTCCGCCGCTTTCCGCTCGGATTGCGAGTTCGCCCCCGTCGTGGTCGTAACCGCCGTTCGCTCGGCAGCGTCTCGGTTCAACGTACTGGCTAGCCCTCCCGGTGGAACGTACTCGGCAAGGTGAGCCCGCCACGCATCGGATAGTTCGTACCGCTCAAGGCTCACCAATTGATTCTGCAAGCCTGGCGACATCTGCTTGAGTACGCCACCACGCAGCGGTTCAAAGCCCCCTACGTCGTCGGCCGTTCGCCTGCGGGGCAATCCGTAGAGCAAGTAGAGAAGGAGAGCATCGCGGGCGATTGGCTCCTCATCTTGCGGCGGATCGATCTTCTCGACTTCGGCAGCGGCCTTGGCCCAAACATCCTTGCGGTTGGCGATCACTTGCTTCGCCACCTCGGCGGCAAGCTGCTTCGGCTCCTCTTTCGGCGCGGGCTGGGCGACAACAGCAACCGGCTTGGCATCTTCTGGGGCAATCGCATCTAGAACCTCCCCCATCGCCTCTCCCGCCGCATCCCAGATCACTACCAGTTCCGGCAGCATGGCATCGCGCACCGCCTCTTCCGCAGCGGCCCAGTCGACATCGATCCCCTGCGCGGCGATGCCGTCGTAGACGAGCGCTAGGACGTCGGTGAGACGTTGCTCGATATCGAGTCTATTGGCTAAGTCGGGCATACATACTCCCGTTGCCACGCTCTCCAGCACAGTCGGGCGCTGGTCCAGTGGTAATTGATTTGGTGTAGCACCAATGCTCTTGGCGACGGGCCAAACCCCGAGAGGAGCGGTAAATACTTTTTGCAAAACTCGACAAGCCGCATGGCGTGGTCGTAATATCGCTCGCGCATGTACTGGCGATGATTGAATTCGGCGGTGCGGTTGGCGAGGTCAGGCATTTACCACTCTTCCATCGAATAGCGTCATTGTTGGGTGGTGCCACGTTCCCCACGGCTGCTCGGGAGTCGCGGTGCTCTTATCGGTCCATCCCCAGGCTTCGCGGTACGGCGTGCCGTGAGCTTGTCGCCAATACCGGCGGGCAGAGACGTAGATCGCATCAACCATCCCCCAGGATGGAACGTAAGCCTTGTCGGGATTCTTAAAGCAATCCCACATATCGCGGTCTGGCTTCCCATTGGAAAGCACCGCCGATAATTCCTCTATGAATCGGGCGCTACGCCAAGCGAAAACAATCGCAGCCCACTCGACTTCGCTCGGCTTCGGCTCAAAGCAATACATCTCGTTTCGCGGCCCGCGCCATACTCCCGGCGAGTGACACGTCCACTCGCCGACATAACTACCATCCGGTCGATATTCGCCGACGCTAAAACGCATATTCCACCCAGCACAGTTCGGGGTCGGTGAAGTAGGGAATGGCGAAGTCTGACGGTATCGGCACGAAGCACCGCAGTTCCCACCGCACGATAAACAGCCTGTCGATCAATTCAACCATTTGCCCTCTCCTTACAGCTTGTTAAACCAAGATTCCTTGACTTGCCTTGCTTGCGGAGGAAAGCCCGGCCGCTGTCCGAATGGCGGTTGCCCGAACATCGGCGGCGGCTCGGGCTTCGGCTCCTGCTCGATATTAGCCTGCTCGGCGTCGTAATCTAGATCCACTTGAGCCGCATAGGTACGCTTTGAGAGGATGCCCTTATCCAGCCGAATCGCTCGGATATCCTCTTGCGCCTTCGGATCGCCCATAACCACCTGAGTCGGCGTCACCGTCAGTTTCACCGCTTGCTTCAGATCGTCACAGTGATAGATGCCGAACTTAGCAAGCTGGTGAGTCATCGCAGCGAATTGCAATGCTCGCCAAGTCAGCCGCTTGAACGCCGAAACGTAGATCGATTGGAGATGCTCGATTGACTTCACGAACGGCGAACCGGCCACCAGCGTGCTCGCATAGTTCGCGTTGCTGGCGTCCCCCGAGATCATGTATTCCGGCATCCCCAATCGAGCGCCGGCAAGACGCAAGCCAGCTTGAACGATCTCGACGAACAGGGGACCGGCGGGAGTGCCCATTGGCCCCGCATGGTATTTCTTCCCGTTGCTGGTCGAGAGAACCGTGCCGGGCAGGAAACGACGCTGGTAGGTCGTAGCCGAACCACCCGTCGCCGTGCTGCGTGTGCTGGTCGTGGTCGCGTTGCCCGATTGCAGGCTCTGCGCCTGCGTCTGCGTCACCCCCGGCGCGTGCTCCTC